GAACCAATGAAAACATACAACGATTTACAAGAGGGACTCAACGACCCCAATATATTTAAAGCATTTTTTCTTGCTGGTGGGCCAGGCAGTGGTAAGTCTTACGTTGTAAGAAAGACCACTGGTGGCACTGGATTACAAACTGTTAATTCAGATGATGCGTTTGAGCGTTATCTGGAAGCGGCTGGACTGTCTAAAAAGATGCCTAGTTCAGAAGAAAAACCAAGGGATGTAGAACGTGCAAGGGCAAAGAAGGTAACAAAGGCTAGACAAGGTGGTTATATTGAGGGTAGGTTAGGACTTATCATAGACGGAACAGGCAAGGATTATGATAAGATTGCAGCACAATCAATTAAACTAAAACAGTTGGGTTACGATACGCATATGATTTTTGTCAACACCTCTCTTGATACTGCTTTAGAACGTAATGCAAAACGAGAGAGGTCTGTACCAGAGAGTCTTGCAATTAAATCATGGAAAGAAGTGCAGGGTAACATAGGCAAGTTCAGTCAACATTTCAGACAAAATTTTGTTGTGGTTGATAACAACGATGCCACTGAGGATGTTATGACTCCTGTATTTAAACAAATCAAAGGGTTGTTGAGAAAGAAAGTCACATCACCTCTTGCGAAAGAATGGGTATACAATCAGATGCGAATCAGAGGAATAACAAGAGCCCCAAAAGGATTTTAAATAATAATAAAAAAATAAACTTTTTACTAAGACCCTGTTTCGACAGGGTTTTTTTGTGTCGATTTTTCTTGACTTTGCTTTAAAACTGGTGTATATTAATTAAGTAAGATGAGTTGAAGGGATTAAGGGTCAAACCAGATTGCAACAATGACCCGCTTGACAGTCCGGCAGGACGATAGAGTTTCCCATCTCAGGTTCACTGGTTGACAGACTGGACTCATTAGAGGGAAGTGACAGAGGCTCGGAAATCTAGAATCACTCAATGGTTTCCCCCCTCTGCCCTCGACCTTTTTGTTTTGGAGATTTAGAATGACTATTTGGATTACTCAAGATACTGTTCTCGGCACTTTGGATGCCCGCCCCCATGATGATGCTCGGTGGATGATTCAAAGTCAATCATCTGTTATGGGTGTTCCTTGTATGGTTCAAATGTGGGGTGATGACCATGATGACATGGTTTTGTGGCGTGATTTGTGGGTTCGTAATTCTGAACATGACGTTCAGATTCAAGATATGGGAGTTATATAATGGCAGTTCATTGGATTGGAGTTCGAGATTGGCAACAATCAATCTCTGCTCAACGAGTTTGGGGTCAACCTGACTTCTGGCATATGCACCATGATTGGCGATCACATGGTGATATTGATTGGGATCACGATATCGTTATTATCGGTGATTCGGGTACTGGCCACCCTATTGAGTGGACTTGGCAAGACCATGAGTTACATTAATTTATAACTCATTGTTTTTGCACGATATTCTATGTACGATTTTTCTTGACATTGCCGTAAAAATGGTGTATTGTATATAAGTAAGATGAGTTGAAAGAGAGGACTTGAAATGACAAAGATTGATTATATCACTGCCCACAATGGTGGAATTAAGATGTATGCTGGATTTGATAATTTTGTTGGTTGGGGTAAAACTGCCAAGATGATTGCATATGTGATGGAAACAAAAGGTATGGCTGATGCGGTCTACGGAAGCAGCACTATGGACTTTGCAGACGAAGAAGGTTTTGATACCCGTGATGGTGCGACTAATCTTTGGAACGAAGCCATTGAGATTTATAACTGGAATGTAAATGGAGTAGCAGGATAATGACTATGACTGTTGAAAATGTTTGTGAACAGGTGACTGAGTTTGTCACCTATGTTGAAGGTTTCTATGGTAATGTGCCTGATGCAATCTATCCTATAGGTGCTACACCTATTATGATTTTAGAGGCAACACGGAAATGTTGGAATGTTCATGGGATTGAGAACTTCTGTGGTGACACAGTTGACCGTGAACGAGTTCGGGATATTATGATTGAAGATTATGGATTGGAGTGGAAATAATGGGTATGCAAATTAAAGGTGCAACGACTGTTCTTAAAAAACGTGCTGATTTTTATGGTTGGTCTGTAGAACGATTAATCAATGAAATTGATGGTGGTTGGGATGATAATCTTAATGTGATTGTGGCCTATGAAGTCTACAAGATGCATCATGGTTATCGTTGGAGTGGTACTGATGGTGAAAAATGGGTGCGAAAATAGTTTGTAAAAAATGCATTTTAGGGGTTGACATTGCTCCTAAAGTGTGGTACATTTATTAAGTAAGATGAGTTGAAACAAAGAGAGAGAATTTTATCATGGCATATATCGGACAAAAAGAGAAGAAAGAACTTGCTCCTGCTATCAAGGCAGTCCTTAAAAAGTTTGGTGTAAAAGGTACTATCGGTATCGACCACCATCGTGGTTTAAAAGTCAATCTTAAAGAAGGTGTCATCGACTTTGGTGAGGTTTATCATCAGGTCAATACCTATCATATCGAAAAGTTTTATGGTACTGGTATCGCCGGTCAGTTTCTTAACGAACTGGTTACTGCAATGAAGGGTACTAAGTGGTACAACAACACTAATGCGATGATTGATTACTTTGACATTGCCTACTATGTCTACATCAACATTGGTCAATGGGATAAGAAATACAAAGTAGTGGAGGCTGCGTAATGAATGATGCATTGATGAAAAACTACGAAAAGACTTTTATGAAAGAGGTTGCAGTTATCCATGCTCCTTTTGAGGAGGCACCACACACTGTTGCCTTTGTAGAAGTACCAGCGCATTTGTGTGATGAGGAAATGTGCGAGATTGCATTTAAGAAAACAAACACCATCGAAGAAGTTTGGTGGAAAAACGAAGGTGTTACCTATGTAGGGCCTGAGAAGACTTGTCGAAGCACAAGCACTGGTGATTATGTTTTGATTGGAACTAGAAAGTACAAGTGTGCTTTCACTGGATGGGAATTAGTATGACACTATACCTAGACATGGATGGAGTGATTGCAGATTTCTTTTCGTTACTTGCGAAAGAGAATAATGTAAAACACTGGAAGTCGATTAAGGATAAGGAACGGGCCTTGGTAGAGGCTCGCAATACTGACTTTTTTAATCGAATTAATGAGTTTCCATCTGCACCTAAGTTGGTGCAGTATGCAATGTCAACAGGTGATTGGGGTATCTGTTCTTCACCATTGCGTGGTGACAGAGACAACTCTGCATACTGGAAACGCATATGGTTACAAAGACATGGGTATATGCCTGAGGTAGAGAATTGTATCTTCACTGCAAACAAACATAAATATGCTATAAATCGTTTGACAGGTAAACCAAACATTCTTGTTGATGACAAACCAGACAACATCAAACGATGGCAAAATGCTGGTGGATATGGTTATTTGTATCAGGCAGATGAGAACGATGTACATGATTTGATAAAGAGGTTACAGAAGATTCTAATAGATAAAATACAGGGAGCAATTGATGGGGTATCGTAAACCAACATTTTCAATTGAGGAAACTATACAAAATGAAAAATATCAAAGACTAATTAATAATTCTATAATGGCAAAGAACCGTTGTTCTAAAAATTCTTGGGGATATAAATTCTGGAATAATGTTATGAAAGAATTAATTGCCAACGCAAGGTTATCAAATGGACTTAACTGAATTTGTTAGAGGATACTCTAATATAGTTTCTGATGAACTGGTCGAAGAGATGCTCACTTGGTTTAAATCTGGTGAGTATTCTCGTATGGAAAATCCAAACAGAGCAACTAGAAAAGACATTCAGAAATGGGTGCCTATAAATTCTGACCTATATCAAAAGATAGGTGCAGTTAAGAAAACTATGTTGGCTTCATATCTTGATGAATTTCCCTACGCATACAGAGGTAATCTAGAATTAGAATCAAAGGAAACAAAAATACAACGCACCGATCCTAAAGGTGGTGGGTTTCACAATTTTCATGCAGAACAGTCTCACTACAAAAACTGTAGGCGTGTTCTGGTCTGGACACTTTACCTAAACGACATACCAGAAGGTGAAGGTGAAACAGAGTTTCTATACGAAAAGATAAGAGTTCAACCTAAGAAGGGTTTAGGACTAGTATTCCCTGCTGGATGGCAATGGCAACACAGAGGTAATCCTGTACACACTACATCTAAATATATATCTACAGGGTGGTGGTTGTATCCCCCAGAAGGAAAGATGGACTAAATAGATGTATGATTACAGTTACAGATAAAGCAAAAGAATATTTAGATCAAGTACGCAATGATGACTATGTAACACTAGGAGTCAAGGGTGGCGGTTGTAGTGGATTCACATATGTATGGGATTTCAAAAACAACTGGCCCGATGTACAATGGAGCAATCCATATGCAGACGCACTTGTTCTTGACCCAATGGCAGAGATGTTTGTCGCTGGATGCACTATTGACTATGTACAAGAACTTGGTGGAGCCTATCTCAAAGTAATCAATCCAAACGCCACTGCATCATGTGGATGTGGTGAAAGTTTTGCAGTATAGGAGAAGATTATGTACGAGTATAAATGTAAGGTAGTTCATATTGTAGATGGTGATACAGTTGATGTTGATATTGATTTAGGTTTTGGTGTGTGGTTAAAGAAAGAACGTATTCGTATGTTCGGTATCGACACACCAGAAAGTCGCACAAGAGATTTAGAAGAAAAGAAGTACGGACTTGCTGCAAAGAAGTTCATCACAGAGATGTTAGATGATGAAGGTGGTATCATTCTCAAGACACAGAAGGATGCAGAAGGCAAGTATGGTCGTATTCTTGGTGAGTTGTGGAGAACAACCAACTATGCAGACAAATCAATCAACGACTATATGATTGAGAAACATCATGCCGTTGCATATCACGGTCAGTCTAAGGACTTGATTGAAGAAGAGCATCTACGCAATAGAACTTTGGTCAACCTTTAATTAGTTTATTTTTTTTCAACTTTTTTAGACCATAGTTATGATACTTAACTAACTTCAAAGGAGGCTTACGAGTTTCCTTTAAAAGTGGTGAGTTGTTATCATATGTCAATTTATTATTTTTCATCACACTTAGCCGTTATAGTAGGTGAATCCATAGTCCATCTTCTCTGATCTTCAATCTTTTCTGCATGGTACATACATTGTTCATATGATGAATAAACTGTAGGCACAGTAAGTATTACACCAAAGGTAGCATATACTGTTAACACATAAATCATGTTACCGCAGTAAACAAAAATACTAACAGTCCAATTGCAACAACAATGACTGCACAAACAATTGCAGCATTTTTAATTGCCTCTTCTGTCTCTCGTTGTTTTCTTCTCTGTATTCTTCTTGCTTCTGCTTCTGCTTCTTTTTGTTCTTTAATCTTTTTTGATCTGAGGTCTAAAATACTCTTAAAGGTGCCAGGCCCGAATCTCATGTCGATCATGTTTCTCATTTCTTGCATGGCTTCTGTAGCTAGTTTCGCATCTATGACTTCTTGTGCTACAGCTTTTATTCCAAGTTGATCTCCTACACTGACTCCTGCTTTTTTGTTTCTTGCTTTTTCTATTTCGTCTTGGCCACGAAACAATCCATCAACGGCACCAGCAAGTTCGCCAATATCCTTTGCTGTGTTAATTTGACTTTTAATAAAATCTACACTCTGTTTGACCAGAGCAATTCCTGCTAAGGTTTCAGCAATCATTGGTTAGTTCTCTCTCTCT